CTGGGTAATGGAAGCAAAGCGACTAAGGACGTCCTTCTTCAACTGCCTAGGTCTTCTTGTCCAAGACAAGAAACTTTGACCGGCAAAACCCCGACCGCGACGTGCCTTGTAAAGGGCAACGTGGGCTGTAAAGGGGTCAACTTCCTGCCATAAATGGCCATCCCCTAAATCGCGGGGCCCCCACGGTGTATCTGTGGGGAGGAAGCGTTGAAGATATGACGACAGCGTACTATCACCTGCCGCCCAGAACTGATTCCGCAACCGTATGACGTCCATGAAGCTCAGGGCGTCGGTCACGAAATACGGCCTAACATCAGATCCGGAAACATAGTCGCATCCGCAGCTTTCTCGAAACGTCCCGGTCCAGAAACTTTTCTGCGCGTTCGCCGTGAAACCGAGTTCCCGAAGGACCTCGATCACAAAAGGCGCCGCGTACGACGATACGATAATATCATCGCCGTAGGCTAGGACAGGCACTTGACTTCTCGGGTCAACACATTGCTGTGTTGAGCCTGAGAGTGCCCAAAAGAGTAGCGTTTCGAGGGGGAAAGTGAAACCATTCCCCATGGTGGAGATTTTCTCGAGGTAAAGTACCTCATCTCCGTCTTTGTCAACCATCGTACCGCTACGGAAGCGGGATAGGAGGTCGAACCAATCGCTGGGAAGTAGGTGTTCTACGAGCTTAGTAGATACCGTATCCGACGCGCTAGACAGATCAATCGTGGCAGACCTGCCACTCAAACTACCATAGTACGCTGCTCGCTGGTTGCGAGACTGGTCTCGGATGTCAATTCCGACACGGCGTAGCTTTTCGGCAAGTAAATCGCCGATGGCCAACTGGAACATCCCGGATAGGGATGGCTCCGTTGCTATGGATCGATCTGTTTTCGCAGTTTTCGGCACGAAAGCCAGGGCGCTATGATCGACATTTACGTCGATCAGTCCCTCTTGTGACAGGTTCACGCTCGCCAGAGAATCGGTGAGCAACTCAATAGAACCCGTCAGGCTTGTGCTACATGTCGGCCTGCTAGCGAGCTTAGTCACTAAACAGGCGTTCTTTTTTGGTACGCGCGTTGTCGCACCCGGCCCGAACCTCGGCCTTAACTCCTCAATTGACGGAACGTCGGGACCCAGAACATCGGCGATTTTACGCTGGGCTGTGTGAAGTACACGCTCAACGAGCCTGGGGAAAGTAAATCCTCCAGACTGCCAATGTCTAAACCGTCGATTCGTCAATCTGCAGGTTGACTCTGCCGCGAGGAACTTTTCGCGGGCGACGGATCGCTTGTCAATGCCCAGGTCGTAGTCTGCTCTCTTGCGAGAGAAGGCGAGGATCTGGTATATGATTCGCTGGTCCGCTGCTGTGAGATCCAGAACATCAGATCATAGTCACACAAA